TCCTTGGTATTGGTGCATCAGCAGGAGCTGTATTTGCATTTGTTTTAGAATTAATCAAATTTTTTGGAGGTAGATAATCATGGAACACATTTTAACAGCAGCAACAGTGATTGTAGGGGTCGTAATGGCAGTAACAGGATTAGTAAAGAAGATGATTCCAGATAATAAGTGGTTACCAATTATTAATATTGTATTAGGAGTAGTTATCGGTCTGGCTTATGCGGCTTCGATGGTGCCGGATCAATTGGTGGTATTTGGTTGGGCAGGATTCTTATCAGGACTAGCGGCAGGTGGCTTCTATGATTTAGGAGCTGGATTAGTTAAGAATGATGCAACGCCAAAAGATTATGGCGACGGACAAGAATTTACAGACAAAAAGGACTAGCAAAAGCAAGTCCTTTTTTAGGAGGGGTAAAATGAGCAAAAAAGAAAAAATAAAAGTAATATCTATTTCGTTTTTGTCTTCCTTAGTGATTAACGTTGTATTCCAATTACTTTTGAATTAAGTAAGTAATTATATTGACTAAAAGAGATGTAAGGACGGCAATGCCAACAGGGACGAAAACACTCCAGATTAATTTGTCTCTCTTGTCATCTTGTATAAATTCGATAGTGTTCTTGGCTTTCTTAGAGGCAGAATAGTAAAAGTTTCCATCAATTTTTTCTATCTTTTCTATGAGATCAAGTTCAATTAAATGATTTAAAACGTCATCAATTTGATTAATTTTAAATCTTGAGGCGAATGATTCCCTAGTAGTATACATCGCAGAAACATCTATTAGGCCATCAATTGATGTTAAATATCGAAGTATTGTTAATTCATCTTTGGATAATCGTTCAGGCAATTAAATATTCTCCTTATCAGTTATTTCAGTGGACCACTCACTGATAAGGAGAGTATATCAAAAATAATAACAATCGGAGGAATAAAAAATGAGCTTTATTAAATACGAGTATATCCGAATCAACAAATTTTCTCGTCCAGGAATTAAAAATTCTGGAATCAAAGGCTTGATCATGCATTATACTGCGAACAATGGAGGAACTGCACGAAACCATAAAAGCTACTTTAACAACCTGAATGGTGTTTATGCTTCTGCTCATTTGTTTGTGGATGATGAGGAAGCTATTTGTATCATTCCCCTGAATGAAGTAGCTTACCATGCAAATGACATTCAAAAATATGTCAATGGGCAACCGTATTATCCATTAAGAAGCATACTCGGAAATGCCAATTATTCAACCATCGGTATAGAAATGTGCTTGGATAGAAATGGAAATATCACTGAAAAAACATTTCAGAACACCGTTAAAGCTGTCAAAGAACTGATCGCAAAGTATCCAAATATCACTCGTAATAAGATTTGGCGACATTATGATGTTACTGGCAAGAACTGTCCGGCGCCTTGGGTAGCGAAGCCTAATGAACTTGAACGATTCAAAGATGCAGTGTTTGGGAAAACAAACAGTTCTAAACCAGCAGAAAAACCAAGTAAGCCTTCGGTTAAGCCAAGCTACACAAGAATCGCAGAAGATGGGATGTTTGGTCCAGGAACAGCTAATCGGGCGATGGAATACGAAGGAATGACACCGGATGACGAGATCAGCCATCAATATCGGCAAGCGTGTAACAAGAATTTGTATGCGGCGAAGTTTGATAAAACGTTGATTGGATCGAATTTGATTCGTACATGGCAAAAACGATTGAAAGCTAAAGGATTTTATAAGGGGGCAATTGATGGACTTTGCGGAACAGAGATGATCAAAGCTATGCAACGTGCGTTAAAGACTACGGTTGATGGTATTATCAGTCCGAAATCCGATATGGTTAAGGCATTGCAGAGAGCATTGAACAATAATAAATTGCCATGGTAA